ACCTATTGCTATACAAGTATCATTATTGATAGTAGCACCTTTTCCTAATGTAAAACTACCATCATCATTAATTTGCATTAGTGAAGCAGCAGCACTATCTTCTATTAATAAAGAACTCGTAGCACTTGTAGCACCTGACCCCCTTACCCCTAGCATTGCAGTGGCAACTGCACTGTGGCCAACCATCAGACTACTATCAAAGTATGTACCACTTTCTCTTATTAATCCCCAATTGCCTCCTGATGTATACCCAAATTGAATTGTTCCATTATTATTGAAGATACCCATACTCAACTTAGCATTACCGCCAGCAGCCACAGTAAATGCTCCTTGAAGAGAAGCAGGTGTAGTCCCATCATTCATCCAACCAGCTACCCTTATGGAACCAGAATTTCTAGCATTATATTTAAGTACACCGTTGCCTGCAGTTGTGCCACCCCAAGTAGCAGCCGTGTCATTTATGGTGGTATCAGCAAGAACATCACCATCTCCACCATAAATACCTGAACCACCACCTCCTCCAGCAGAAATCTCTAGAGTTTCATTTCCTCCAGGATTTAATGTAGCAAGTGTGACACCAGCACCAGCTACTATTTTACTAGCTAGATAACTAGCAGTTGTATCAGCACTGGTTACTTTTGCTTTGGTATCAGCCTCAAATCCAGAACCACTGGCCCAGTCTTCAATGTTTAGAATTAATTGATCTAAATCTTTTAATCTAACAACATAGTAAGGACGGCCATATATTTTTTTTATATACTCAGTTAAAGCCATCTATATAAGTTTTATGCGTTATGGTGCATTCACCACCATTACTGAACCATCTGCCAACTGATAAAGATCACCTGGACTTAAACCTGCTGTTATTGCTGCAGCATTATTTAAATAAACCGTTAGCACAAGGCTTTCACGTAACTCATTTATATGAGCTAATTTAGCTAACCCTCCTTCTCCATAATTGCTATTTTTAGCTGCTTTTTGAAGCACTGAATCAGGACTGGTTTGACTAAACTTTTTAGGTAATACTCCCATTTTAGTAAATTTTAAAAAGTTATAAAAAAAGAGGGAAGAAGTTTTTATCTCCCTCCCTCAATTAATAGATCTAGAATGATCCTCCAGTAACTGGATTTCTCATTACAATCTTAAGAACCTTAGTAGGATCTTTCACCCAAATAGCAGGCATGGTCTGAGTCATATAAACCCTATAACCATTAAACTGCCCAGAAGATGAGAAGCCTTGACTTCGTCCCATGTAGTCCATAGTTCCATTTTGATAGAACCACTTCAATTGATTATCCCAAGAAAGTTTCAACAAATAGATGTTGTCATTTCCTTCATCAGTGACATCAAAGATCACAAAGCTATAAGAGCTAAGAGGTCTTCCGTCAATCAAAGGATTCTCAATATCATTAGTGTGTAAGTTATCAAACGCTGGATTCAATACAAACTTAACGTTTGCTAAGAAAGGAATAGTAAAGCTTGTGTAAGCAAAACCATAATCCAAATCCATTGCTGATCCTTTAACTGCACCAATGTCAGAAGCATTTTGAACCAAACCACTACCAAATACTTCATTTGAAATAGCTTTATTGATCAACTGCATTCCACCAATACCGGTCTGAACTATCAACTTACGTTGAGGATCTGGACCTTTAAATTCAACTTTACCTTGATAAAAGTTGTACAATTCAGTCTTGAACATATCCAAGCTGAAAGAAGCCTTATTATAAACTCGTTTGAAAGAGTTATCTAATTGCCTCCATAGACCAACTGACATTCTGATATCATCTGGACCATCTTGTTTAACTCTACCACCGTGTCCCCACATTAGGTAAGTCTCAATGTCATTAGCAATCTTGGATAAGTGAGCTGCCTCAAGATTTGTCAAGAAAGTTCTTGATAAACTTCCACTTTCAAAAGCTTGTTTAGCACCTGCTTTGCCCATATTTCCAACTAACTCCTCAATAGTAGATACTGAAGGATTAGCATCCTGGTCAAAGTTTCTCCAAATTTCTGTAACAGGTACTGTACCGTCAGCATTCATTCCACCCTTGATCATAAGATCAGCACGGCTAGAAATAGAATAATGAACGTGTGCTTCTGCTCCTCCTACAAAGTTGTAGAATTCACGGAAACCAGATCCTGACTCAATATCTGAGAATCTTTCACCATACTCACCTCTTGCAGAACCTTTTCTAAAGAATTTAGTTCCACATGCTAAATACGCATTATCCAAAAAGTTAGTATTATCATTGTTAACAAGTTGAACAGTATAGATAAATCCATCACCTGCAGGTTGAATATCATCTGCTGTAATGTATAATTCTGCACCATTGTACTTGTCATAGGTGATGATGTCTCCATGACCAAATGTCCTTTTGGATAATTTGATCTGAAAAGTTTGACCATCAACACCTTTTGTAGTGTTGCCTGCCTCAACATCTGCCACCACAAAGGGTAGATCTTGAGCTATTGGAGTTTGCCATTTGTACTCACCACGAGCATTATCCACACTGATTGTATTCTTTCCACCAAAAGAAGCCATTTGATAAAGAGGCATCTCCACCTTTTGAGTCATTGCCCATAGATCAACTGGTCCCATATCCATAGGTTCCGCAGTACCTAGGAGCTGTGTCAAGTGATACGAATCAACATGAGAACTTGCTTTGTAGCTTGTATCCCGTAGGTAAATTCCATTATTTAAAACTGGAGTTGCCATAATTGATTGTTTTTAATTGTTAATTGTTAATTGATTGATTGTGTTATTTTTAAAATCTTTTAAACATGTTATTGTTTCTTGGTAGTTTCCTTTTTGTTGGTGTTTCTGTCTCTGCATCTACACCTAATGAACTGCCTCCCCTGTTAGATTGTTCTGTTTTTAATTTTCTAACAGTCTTTTCAACAGATTTCTGTGCACCCTTTTCCATAATCTTTGTTTTATATCCATCAGCATCTTGCAATAGCCAAAGTACTTCTGAAATAAGGGTATAATTAGGTTCAACAAATTGATATTTTTCTAACAAGTGTCCTAACAAGTTGGTATTCTTTCCGTTAATAGATGGATAATTTGGTTGTACTAAACCATTATATAGCATAGATTGAACTTTTCTATCCATTCTAATCTCTCCAAGATTTCCTTCTTTTAAGGTATTATAGACATTTTCCATATATTGTTGAGATGCTTCTTGATTTTGGCGTTGTTTTAAATCTTGTTCTTCAATTCTTCTTGCAACAACAGCTTCTTGCATCTTATCCAATTTTGGTTTAAACTTCTTAGCTTGTGTTTCAAGCTTACCTAAATCTTTCCAAACTTCTATTTCTTCTTCAACTTCATCTGCTGTACCATAACCAGTAGCTCCAAGATATTCCCTAATAATATATTCCTGGTCTTTTTCACTCTTAACATCTAGATCTCTTGTTTCTTCAACGACTGCTAATGCTGAAAATAAGCCTTTTAGGTCTTGACCACCATCTGCAACATATCTTGCTGCAATTTGAAGCTCTTGTGGTAAACTTTCAAAAAACTTCTGAGGAGTTTCACGTCTAACTTCATTTGCTTTTTCTTCTAGATTGGCATTAATTAATTCTTCCCAATCTTTAACAGAATATTCATCTAATGACTTATCATCATCAAAAGGAACTATCTTATCTTCTTTGATAAGTTTATTGAAGACATCGGAAATTCCTTCAATTTTCTTTCTTCCTCTTGTTTCTACTTTTTCTTCAGAAGCATCTAATGAGTCTATAACTTCATCTGCCTTCTGTTTTTCTTCTGTAGTTACTGGTTCTACTATTTCAGTAGTCTCAGGTTCTTCTGTAGACTCAACTTCTTCTACAGCAGTTGGTTCTTCTGTAGCAGTTGATTCTTCATTTAAAAATGATGGGTCTATATTTTCATTTAAAGTGAAAATATTTGGTTTTTTTTCTTCAGGCAATGTAATTGCATCAGCTCCTGGAGCTCCTGCAAATATCTCATCAAGATTTACATTTTCTGTAGTTACTTTGGTTTCTACACTAGTTGTTTCTGTATCCATAACTTTGGTTTTTGTTGGTTTAAATTACGTATATATATAATATACAAATTCTTTTTTTGGTAAACCTTAAAAATTTTAGAAAAAATATTTTTTTTGTGCAGTATATAGCTATAACCTACTTCTTCCCTTTCTTTTTCTTTTTATCTTCCTTTTTGGCAGGCACATCGTATCTATTCTTATTTTCCCGTGCAATCTCTAAGTTCTTATTTGCAATCTCTCTTTGAGTAGCTAACTTTTCTTTATCAATACCAATTTTTGCATTATCATTTGCTGATTTCTGAGCAGACTCTTCCCTTTTAAGATTCATTTGTTCTCTATACTCATCTCTTTGGCGTATATCATCCATGGCATCTTTAAAGTCACTTTGTTGATTCTCATTAATATCAGCCATTGATCCATATCCTGAAGCTCTAATCTCAGCAACAGTAATATCTTTCTGTCTTTCTTTCTCATTTTGATCAGCTTCAAATTGTAACTTCATCTGTTCTTGTTGCTGTTGAGCAGCTAACTGCTGTTGTTGCATTTGTTGTTCTTGTTGCTGTTGAGCTTGTTGCTGCTGTTGCGTTTTTTGTTCTGTTTCTTTTAAAATATCAGTAACCTCAGCAATTGAATCTGCTTTAAGTATACCACCTAGATCATAAATTGATGCATTTGATGTATTATTTGTAAGTGCTAATTGTTTGAGTTGATCAAGAACAGCCCTGTGATTATTTCTTGTTGTACAGAATATATTAAAGTCTCTCATTAATAAATCTGTACCATTTATTTGAAAGTTAACTTTCTCAGCTTCTGAATTTATATAACTTAATCTTACACTGGGGTTAGTACTATAGTAATATTGTGCCAGATCAGTTCTCATTTGCTGGACTCTTGGCATTAAATTATCAGAATGATTTGTAAAATAAGTTTCTGTTTGTGAATAGGAAGCTTGGACTGCTTGAGTAACTCCTGTGGCTGTTTTCTGTGCTATTGGAGTTCCCATTCTTTCAGGATTTACACCAATTGCCTCAAATGCTTGTTGTTTGAAATGATTTGCCAATTGAATTCTAGTCATCAGTCTATTTGATTGCTCTAAATTAAGCTGTTGATAATGATTAAAATTAGTGGCATTCTCAGTATTTGTTATACTTGTATCTAATGGTAACATTCCAAAATCCTTCATAGCCACATATGCCTTGGCCATATTATTCTTGCCCCAATCTTCACCCATTGAATGACGTGGTAAGGCATTCTGATCAAACATAATAACTGTACCAAGCTCATCTACAAGGATATCAGCTATTTGATTATTGACCATATTATAACCAACTTGATATGCTTTCATTAGATCCACTAATGATACGGATCTTGTATTTCTGTCTGAAAAAACTCTACCTTCTACAGGAAGTTTACATCCATAAAGTGTAGTATCTCCTTTAAACTGAAAAGGAACCCTTGATGGTTTTTGTCTGTTAATACCAATATATATTGGATTAATTTCACTATCCCCCTGTTGCCATAATGCCGGCAAGTTTGGACCAAGCTTAACTCCTCCGCACACTTCATTTATCCAAATCCAATCAATATGCTCACCTTCAATTAAGTTATCTTTGTCTTTATTCTTAAATAGGCTGGTATCATAAATAGGTTTTTCTGTTACCTTATAGTTTTCATCAATAATTTCTTGAATTATTTCACCATCTTTCTTAATCCTAGTAAGATGTCCAACTTTTCTTTGTGTCTTCCAATATACTGTAGTTACTCTCATTAACTCACCTTGTCCCCACAAATGTACATCATCCCCTTCACTAAGAATCCAACTTACAATATCACCACCGCCATTAGGTGTATTCTGCCAATTACTCATAAACTGTCTATAAGCCAATGAAGGCATATTGGTATTCCATGCATGAGATTTAGTAGGATCATAAAAAGAACCATCATTCTGTACACCCTGAAGTTGATACATTGCAGATTTTGCTGGATAGATATTCTGTAATGAATGCAATTGTTTCTCCGTCATAAGATAACCGTACCTGTCAATAACATCTGAAACAGTCATAAGATCTATCTTACCTACCCAATTACCATCTGCTATATATCTTGCATCAGGAGACTTTTGATAAAATGTAAGTACCGGATTCCACAATTCTACTTCATAATCATCATCTAACATTCTAAAATGCCAGAACTCTCTGTCTGTTGTAAGCATATCACGGAAACCTCTTTCTTCAAGCTCATGCATTTTAAATCTCTCTTCATCAACATTTAACTGATGAGATGCCCACTCCTCAACCATACTTCTGTAGTCTTTACTGAAGAAGTCTTCAATTTCTGGAAGAGACTTAATATTTTCTGGTGCCAATTGTTGTTGAGCTTCTTGTGAGTTAGGATCTGCTCCCATCTCTATCATCTTAACAATTAATTTTTTTTCTGCATCAGCCAATAGATTTTCTTCAATAAGCAATCTTTTCTGCTCAAGCATTTCATTATATGACATATCATCTACAGCTCTAAATTGAACCTTAGAATATCTCTTGGTAAACTCACCACATAATACATTTACAACATTTGGAATAATAGGATAGAATTTAAGCTCTAAAGCAGACGAATCTTCTTTTGTAAGTACATCCATTAGATCCTTATAGTCATTATCTTCTTCAACTATATAATCTGTTTTATCAATTATACCCTTAGCAAGCTTATAATTCTTCAAAAGTTTCCTGGCATTTAATCTTAGAAACTCTAATCCTTGCAGCTCAAGCCAATCTAAATTCCATGCATACCAATCATCATCTTTTTTCTTGGCTGATAAAAACTGAATTGGTTGTGTAAGACTGCTAGTAGTTGGATAACCACTCTCTGCTTTAGCACCATTCTTAAGCTGCATTGCATTAAAAACCTTCATACTTTTTATTTATAATTTTTAAATGGAGATTTTTTAAAGACTTTATTGTCTATAACTCTGTTACCTCTTCCAAAATTTTTGAAAGGGTTATATTTTAATTTATACAAATTCTTGGACTTTTCCAAGTTTGCATCATCACTTTCTACTCTTTTTGCATACCCTCTATTAGACTGTTGGACCTTAGCAAAAGCAATTAGAGCTGAAAATGCAACTAACCTATCCACGTTTAAACCAGGGAAGTATGCTAACATTTCTTTCAATAGCATAGGATCTGGTATTCTTTCTACACCAAGTGTAATATTCATTATCTCACCATTCTCATCTGTTTCTTCATCTATCTGCTCTCTAATAAACTCTATGGCATATGAAATCAAATGACTCTTAAACAAAGTACCTGTATTTTTCCAACCATACTCTTGATATACTGTTGCATTAGACCCAAGATCTTTTAGAAATAATATCTGCTGTTTAGGAACAAGATATCTTTGTTTCTTCTTAGCAATCATATGTTGTATAAAAAGTGAGATATTATTCTCCACTATAGTCCAAGCTTTATACCACTCTATGATCATTTCCAGTTGCTCATGTGTCTTATTGATATCATCATATCTACCACACCAAGATGCTACAATTTTATCTTTTTCTATAAAGTGCTCTACCCCGTCAGATGTCTCCCTGGTCACTTCTACGGGATTTTTATACACAAAGATACTACATAATGAATCTGAAGTAGTTGTCTTACCTTCAGAAACAGGGTCAATTGATGCATAATAGGTTCCAAATGCTGGATCAGCAACAGGCCTCTCCCATACAACAAGAGATCCAGTTTTATCAACTGCTTTCTTAGAGACGGGAAAATCAGATATAGGAAGCTTCTTTGTTATGGTAGCATTTATACCTTTCTCATCACGTTCTAATTTTATAAACTCATATGGATATGCCTTTTCTTCTATCCTTCTCATTTGATGTGAAATAACACTTTGAGGAAAGATAGAAGCTTTTCTATAGGCAAAGGCTTCTGCTATATTTGTTGGTTTCTGAGAAATTCTAAGCTGATACTGTTCCGGAGATAGTTTCTCTTTCCACTCTTTTCTTTCCTTCTCAATAGCTTTTAATGACAATTCTATTTTAGAGTTTCCATACTTATCTATGTGTGGGAGCATGGACCATTGTTCTGGAATAAATAATCCAGCTAAGCCTATTGTACCTTTGTCATCTATGAGATCTGTCTCTACCGCATAGATATCATTAGCTTCAGGATTCATAATCATTTCTTTCAGCGGTTCACATTGATCAAGGTCACCAACAGAACCTGCACCTATAAACATTCCAGTAGTTAGCATCCCCGAAGACATTGCAGGACGTAAGTACTCATAGGTTGTTCCCATCTTTGGTGCTATTCCTGCTTCCTCATGAAAGAAATAAGTACATGGTCCACCTACACCAGTAGTAGCATTTTTCTCAAAAGAAGCACCCTGGATTTTTGACTTCAAACCTCTTGATGTCTTTCTATTGCCAACCTTTACTTCAATCTGCTGTTGCCAAAGCAATACTTTCTCTGGATTGGATGGTCTATACCAAGCAGTATGCTCATTAAGAAATGACTTGTACTCATCTAAGAACTTCCAAGATCCTTTGTCATTAATATAGTCTTTCAGAGATGCACCTATTTTACATATAGATCCTTCCTCAAACCAATATTGATTGAGCAGTTTTGCCATATGAAAGTAGGAAGAAGCTATTTGCCGTTTCTTGAGAATAGCAGTATGTCTTTGATGAAGCTCTGCCAATACCTCATAGAGTGCCATATGATATTGTGCATCTCTAACTTTAGCAAATCCATACTTCTTCTCCTCTTTATCAAAGATTGGAAGAAAATTCAACCACATATAGTAATCACGGGTAAGATACCATAGATTCTTTTTGCCATGAAATATTACTCCATTTCTGCACTTAGATTTCTCATGGTCCCAATAGGCTGTATAGTCCTTGGATCTAAATGGCTTATTGCAATTATTGACCAGGCTCTTTAAATAGAGTTATCAGAAAACTTTTAAAATCATCTTCAGTATCAAAAGTAGTGGTTGTCCATTTTTTATTCTTGTATGTTGGAATCTCAATGTACATCCAGCAATCTTGCTAAAATATCTCCATAATTAATTAGAAGATGTGTTTCCCCTTTATGTTCCATTTCAACCGGAGTTATATAATCAGCATATTGTATAGTATCACCCACATAAATCTCCATCTCTTTTGCTAATTCTTCTCCAAGAGCAATTATCTTTCCTTTGCACTCCTGGATCCTTTCTGATTCTGGGATATATATTCCCGTATCTCCATAAGTTTCTGGAGCCATATCTTGTTTTATTAATACTTTTTTTCCAATAGGTACTACTTTCATAATTTTTAGTTTTTATAGTTGATCATATGCCAGTCCCTGTCCTCCACGGACTGTACTTTCTTGTTCTTGTTTCATATCAGTGAATGCTCCCTTATAAGCAGCTCTTATTTGTTCAAACTTAGCAGCAGCATTAGTAAGAGAAGTAAGATTGCCATCTCTACCGTGTTCAATCTCAGTATTTTCCATATATATTGCTAATCTATCCAACATTGATTTTATACCAACATAAGCTCTATAACTTGGTGTCTCATAAAGTTTCTTGCATCTATCTAAACCATTTACAATAAGTTCATCATCTAAAGATATATCTAAACCCACTTCCTCTATAACAATATCCTCTTTCTCATGTTCAGGGACATTAAAAAATGGATTCATTTCTGGATTAGGACAACTCATATAAAATAGATACTGCAATATCTTCATGTGTTCTTTTGGATAAGCATCAATTATACTCTTTAAGGAATTTAAAGTATAACAATGCTCAGATAGAATAACCTTTCCGTTCTCTATATCAAATATTCTTACTAACATTATATCATAGTTTTAAATACAGCATATGGTATGGTAGAAACCAACGATAATCCACCTACACCATATAAAATATTAGTATAATTTGGAAAGACTTGATTACTAATTGGATGTATCCATTCATATATCCCTATAATTTGACTTATCTCTAACTCTGCATCATAGAGTGTTTCATCTAAAGTTGGTGTATAAGGGTTGGATGGATTAGCAGTTGGTGTAATTTTAACCAATTCTATTGTTTGAAAAGCCATAATTTTATTTTTAAGTTAACAGAAAGATTAACAAAAATGCAAACCACACACATTCCATAATTTCTTTTATAGTTAGTTTCATTTTTTATCTTTTAACCACATTACAATACTTCTGATCTCATTCTTTAAATACGGTAATTCATATATCTTAGTTTCTTCTACAACAGGTTCACCATTTATAGACTCATTGATTGGATACCCGTATTTATCTCTACCCGCTTCCTTAAATTTAACATGCTGTATTGTAAGCTTTCCTATCTTTAATTTAGGGTTATGCTTCTTAATAATATACGCATATAAACT